AAAATAATTATCGTCAGAATTTAATCTAACCATAGTATATACTGTTTCAGAACTATCAAATGTTATACTCGTAATTTCTACTTCAGTATTATCTACTTTATATAGTTTATCACCAACAACTAATTCGTTCATGTTTTTATAAGTCCAAGATCCATTTCTTTTAATAATCATTGGATGATTTCCAGTAACAGTTAATAATCCATTATTTATAACATAAACACCCATGCATTTAGCACCATATGATAATACACCTTTTTTAATTATAAAAGCAGGATTATTTGGATCTGCACAAGTTAAAATATCTTGATCAGTATTTATTTTAAATATACCTTTTGTGTCAGTTTCTGATACATGTACTGTTGATGTATCTAATATTCCATATGTCCTTGCTTTTTGATTTAATATTTTTAATGGTATAAAATAGTTATCTCTATTATAATATGTATTTTCTGGTGGATTTAGTCCTGTAACTTCTGTAAACGTTACATTATTCCAATAAAACTTCATAAATTCATCGGTTGTACCACCGCTAAAATTCCACCAACTAACTTTGCAATCATCTTTAGCTTTTCTTTCACAAAACCCAGCAAATCTTGGGTGTAAATCATCATCTACATAAGTATCCATTAATATTACATCGTACTTCTGTGGTTCAGTTATTTGATCAAACCATTTACCTTCAATTACAGTTACATTAGGTTTGTCCGCAGCCCATTCGTTTAGTTTAGTTATTATTTGAGGGTGACATTCAACTATAGTGTGAGAAGCAGGATTTCTTGCTTGAACAGCATTAGATAATAGACCCATACCAAAACCACATTCTAAAACATGATCTCCCTCAGACACAGCTACTTCAGCCATTTTGGTCATAATAGGTTGCTCCCAAGACATCATAACTTCTCTAACATCTTCCATCTCTGGACAATACCAAGTTATTTTATCGTCTGCAAATGTTAATGTTGCGTTTAAATATGATTCTCTAAATAAATGTTGATCGTCTGGCATAATTATTTAATTTATATACATCCTCTCATACAGCCACCGCCTCCGCCGCCGCCGCCTGATGTTTGTGTTGTTCTACTTGTATATTGACTGGTATTCCAGTTTGTTATTGTTGTACTAGTACCTGTAACTACAAAAGTATTCCATAATGTATTATATGTAGTTGTAGTATTATGACTTGTGTTATAAGTTGTTGTAGTATTTGTAACTACAGATGTATTCCAAGTCGTTGTTGTACTTTTACTTGTGTTATATGTGGTAGTCGTGGTATGACTAGTATTGTATGTTGTTGTCGTATTAAATGCTGTATTGTATGTCGTAGTAGTACTATGACTTGTAGCATATGTCGTAGTATATGTCGTAGTTGTACTATGAGACGTACTATGAGACGTATTATACGTAGTTGTTGTACTATGTGACGTAGACGTAGCATGACTAGTGTTATACGTGGTTGTTGTGGTGTGAGATGTGCTTCTTGATGTACTCCAAGTTGTAGCATAATATGTTGTATACGTAGTTGTAGTAGTTTTACTAGTTTCCCACGTAGTAGTTGTTGTGTGACTTGTACTGTGTGACGTATTATACGTAGTGGTTGTATTATATGTAGTTGTAGTATTTTTAGTAGTATTCCAATATGAATCATACGTTGTGGTTGTATCACGTGTTGTATTATACGTTGTACTAGTTGTTTTACTTGTGTTATACGTAGTTGTTGTCGTCTTACTAGTATTATATGTAGTAGTTGTATTAGAACTTGTACTTTGACTAGTATTAAAAGTCGTTGTTGTTGAATGACTTGTTTCATACGTAGTAGTTGTACTTCTAGTAGTGTTCCACGTTGTTGTAGTTGTTTTACTAGTATTATATACGGTGTCATAAGTAGTGGTTGTATTCTGACTTGTGGCAAACGTAGTAGTTGTACTTTTACTAGTATTATACGTTGTGGTAGTATTCTGACTAGTATTCCAAGTAGTAGTCCACGTAGTAGTAGTAGCCTTACTTGTATTATACGTTGTAGTTGTATCCTTAGAAGTAGACCACTCAGTAGTAGTATTAGTTGAATGACTAGTGTTATATGTTGTTGTTGT